GCGAAGCCGCGTCCACTCGGTCGGCATAGATCCCACCAGGGAACCCGCAGAGCTCTGCAATATGCTCGCGCACCCAACCCGCAAGGTGTCGGCCCGGAATGAACACGTTCGAAGCGAAATACCAGTGAACGATCGCAAAAGCTTTGTTACGATTGAATGAGATTCCGGCCGAGCCGGGAGAAAGTTTTTTAGTATGCAAAGTTGCCAACACCGCAGGCACCGGAACTCGATGAAGCACCATGCGGCGTCGGGGAAGTAGTCGGAGCCGCATGCTGGGCAGCGCCAGTGATCGCAGGCCACTACTTTACCAGGTGCGGCCGTCGGTGTTGTAGAGGTCCCGCCATTCCTCGCGGTTCCGGAGCTCGTCCTTTCCGTCGGCCAGAAGGAGCCCGTCGGGGGCGGGGGCCATGGCCCAGTAGACTTTAACCATTGGCCACCTCCTTGACGCTCACAACCCTGTAGGGGCTTCCCCCGATGGGCTTGGCCACCTCGGCGCCTTCCTTGGGCTGGAGGCCTTCAGAGTGGCGCTGAACGCTGGTGTGCGTCAGGCCCTTCAGGGTTCCGCCGATGAACTCGCGGGTGACTTCGTAAGACTTGACCATAAGGACCACCTTTCTACCGGGCTTAAGGGCCCCGGCGGCCCGGTCTGTTTTTTAGGCGGTTACTTCCGATGAATTGATAATACAACAGACAAATCAAACTGTCAACAGATAGGGTGACAGAATTTGACAGCGATCCCAAAATTGCGGTAGTCTGTGCTCGTGCTTTTGGGTTTTCGGACCGACAAGCCCCAAGAACGGGGCCTGGCTGCGGATTGCGGCCGGGCCCCGTTTGCTTTTGAGGAGAACGACACATGGCAACAGGAGCGCGACGGGACCCAGCACCGCCAGCACCAGCACCAGCACCAGCACCCCCAGCACCGGCACCCAAGCCGGTTGACGAGAAAGCAGCGCTTTTTCAATGGTGCGAAAACCAACAGGCCCGAATTGTCTGGGGCGAATACCTCAGCGGCCGCAAGTTTTGCAGGGTCAGGGTGGGCAGGCAATTGGAGCGCGAAGGGCCCGATTTTGTTACCGCCTGCCTTGACGCCAAAGGCGCACACGAACGAGCAAACAGGAGCAACCCCTTGCTAAGGCCGGAAGAGTAAAACAAAATGGCCGTGCTGACCGATAAGAAAGGGAAGCGCGGAATGCCCACGGTGGGGGCTAGAAGCTCCACCCCTTTTGAAGGCTTCCTTCCGGTCTTTCAATCCTTCCTGGAAAGCAACATTGCCAACCCGGACAACCTGGGCGCCGACATTTACAGGCGCATGCTGGAGACTGATGAGACGGTTTCTAGCGGGATCGACTTCATTTCCAGCACCGTGGTTCCCCACCTGGGCGAATACACCAACACCAACCGCAAGGCCCAGAAATACATTGATTCTCTGTGGATGAACTGCTATACGAGCCTGGAGCAGGTGATCGAGGAGTTGATCCTGGCCCTGGTGTTCGGGTGGGCGGTTGGCGAGCTCGTTCTTCGCGAGGAGGACGGCCGGATCTGGCTGGATGATGTCCCCTTCCTGCTCCCTGAGTCGACCACGATCGCGATCGAGAGCAACCCGAAGGCCCAGAACTTCGGCCGTGTTCGCGGCTTCAAGCAGAAGAACGGTTCCGGCCAGGAACTTCCCAAAGATCGCATGGTCTATTGGGCCCACAGGATCCGAAATAGCAACCCCTACGGCCAGTCCAGGCTGAAGCCGGCTTACAAATCCTGGTTCTTCAAAGACGTTTTCCTGAAGGACTGGGGCCGCGCCCTTTCCACGTTCGGAAGCCCGATCGCGGTGGCCGAGATGACCAACCCGAAGACTCAGGACGTTGACGCGAGCGGAAACCCCACCACCACCGGGCAGAACATGCTCACTACCCTCCAGAACCTCTCCGGCGGGAGCTCAATCGTTCATGGGATCGGTGACAAAATCCGCCTGGAACAGGCGAAGGTTTCGGTGGGTAAGGACTTCGAGAGCGGCGAGAATCACCTAAATAAGTGCATTCTCCGGGCCCTTTTGATTCCGGCCCTGCTGTTTGAGCCTACGGACATCGGCTCTTTCGCCTTGGGGTCCAAGCATTTCGAGATCTTCATGCGGTCGATCGCGCGAATCGTGAAAGACCTTCACCGCGTTCTGTTGCTTCAGATCTACCGGCCCCTTCTGACCCTAAACTTCGGCCCGAAATGCCCCCTGGGCGAATTCAAAGCCCAGGTTCTGGAAGAGGAAGACCTCAAACTCTGGGCCGAGATCCTGTTCTCTCTGGTGTCTGCGGGCTTTATGTCTAAGCGCGAACTGGACGACATGAACGCGGGCCGCGCCAAGTTCAACCTGAAGCCGCTCACCAAGCTGCCTGAGCCGGATCCCAGCGCCCCTGAGGCCCCTCAGGACGGCGCCGGCGGCCAGGACCCCAACCTTCCCCCCCAGACGGATCGCGGCGGCCAGGTGGCCGGTAAAACGGCCGACGGCCGCGAGGGTTCGACCACAAACCAGCCCCGGCCAGGCGGCCGCACGCCCACCAAGCCCCAGGGCAGACCCCGGAGGAACTCCTGATGCCTAGCGCTTTTGACGAATGCTGTTCACGCCTGCAAGAAGGCGGAATGGACGAGGGAACAGCCTGCAGGGCCTGCGAGATCGCTTTCTGGGACGCCTTCGGCCTAACCAAAGACGCGGCCGACAATTACGGCGTTGACCCGGGCGGGGACATTTCTGGCCGGGCTTACGAGGCTGTTTCGGAATTGGCGGCGGCCGAAGAGGAAAGCTTCGTTGGAATTGAGAGCGAGATTCCAGCCACCCTTTCCGCGCCTGTCAAGCTGGAGGCATACGGTCTTCCTGGCGTTTCCGATGGCGATGGCAAAGAGGATGAAAGCCTTTTTCGCGAGGTGCAACTTCTGGCCCCCGGGACCTATACGGACGCGAACGGCCGCAAGTTTGAGGTTACAGACGCCCACCTGAAAGAATATGCGGCCAATTTTGATGCCAGGAACAACCCTCCCATTTTGCTCGATCACGAGGTCAAGGCGGAAAACCAGAAGGGCTGGATCCGTGCGATTCGTTATGAGGCCGGCTTTGACGAGAACTCGAGCCGCCTGGTTTCCCTCTGGGAGTTCCTTGATGAAGACGCTATTTGCAAGGTCAAAAAGGGCCTTTGGAAGCGGGTGTCTGGAAGCTTTGGCGTTGCCGTTCGGCGCGTTATTGAAGGGTCTATTGTGGTTTTCGGTGCGTATGACCGGGGCCCTGGAGACCGTGCAGAGATCCTGAGAAAGAAAGGAAAAGCGAACATGTCTAAACCCAATACTCCGGCCCCGGAATTGACCCCGGGACAGGGCGCAGCGCCGGCTGTGCAAACTGACGCTGCCCCCCTCGCGGCCGCTCCTGTGGCTCCTGTGGTCCCTGCTGCGGCTTCCAACGAGGTGGCGGAACTCTCGGCTGAGCTTTCCCAAATGCGCGCCAGAATGGCACGTATGCGCGCGAAGGAAGACGCTGCGGATTTCCGCCTGCTGATGGCCGAGGGCTTCAGCAGTCCCGCCAACGAGTCCAAGGAGGTGGCCTTTCTGGGCAAGCTTCCGGAGGAGCTCAAGGACGACTACCTCTCTCTACGTCGGACCCTCCCGAAGGCTTGGCAGGCTGGGCGCGAGAGCACCCCTTCCGACCCCTCCCCCCTCTCGGCCACGAGTTCGGCCGACGTTAGCCAAGATGCCCTCTTGGCCCAACTTCAAGAACAGTCCGGCATGAAGCCGGCCGGAAAATAAGGAGGGTTCTGTTCATGGGTCTCACTTCCACTTCCTATATTCCCAAGGAGGTCAGGGCGACTGGTGACGAGTCGTATTTTTATGCGATCCCCGTCACGATCGCCTCTGGCGCCGGCGTCCTGGACGTTGGAACAGTCCTCGGAAAAATCACCTCCGGGGGCAAATACAAAGCCTATGCCAACGGGAACAGCGACGGATCCGAAGTTGCCGTTGGCATTCTGACCGAGCGCGTAGACGCGACCTCGGCTGATGTCACCGGGATCGGCATGTGGGTCATGGGCTTCTTCAAAGAGGCGGAATTGACCGGGCTTGATTCTAACGGCAAAACCGACCTCGCTTCCAAGTCCTATTCGGACGGAACGATCCGGCTCTAAAGAACACCAGAAAGGAAACACGAAAAGTGATCACTTGGCCCACTACTCAAACGGCTTCCAAACTGGTGCAAACCTGGCAAGCCAACCCGGCGGAATTCATCGGCGCGGGATACATGCCCCTGAATACCACCGATTACCTCAATACTTCGATCATCAAATACGATCGAACCAAGCCCGTCACCGGCATGACCAACGCCTACGGGCGGAACTCAAAGCCGATCCTGGTGAAGGCGACCGGTGTCGAGACTTTCAAACAGGACACCGCCTACTGGAAAGACCAGTTGCGCGTAGACGAATTTGATTTTCTGGAAAACCGAGGCCTCGGCGCCGACGAATTCCAGCGCCTCGGCAACCAGCGCTTTCTCATGATGGCCCTTCAGGGTGACGTTCGCCTGGAGACCCGCATGGAGCAATTGCGCTGGGGTGCGATGCGAAACGAATTCGCTTCGGGTGTGACTTATAACGGAGTGTTGGTTAAGGTCGATTATGGGATCGCGGCCGCTACGACCGCTTCCCCGCTTTGGACCTCTCCCATCACCGCGAAGCCGTTAACGGACATCCTGAACGTTGTTCTGGGCCTGAAAAGCACCGGCGCCACCTGGGTCGATATTGTCATGAACGACGTGACCGCTTCCTACCTTCTGGACAACACCCAGATCACGGACAAGGTCAACCGTTCGCAGGCCCTGGCCGATCTCAATATCTCCGACGTGGGGAACATTATCAAGAATTTGACCATGGGCAATGGTCAGATCAAGGGCTGTCCCACGATCCGGAATGTGGTCGTTTACGCAACCCAATACATTGATGATGCCGGCGCAAATCAATACTTTGTTCCCACGAACAAGGTTCAGTTTATCGCTGGTCGAGACGTGCCCCTAAAGGGTGCGACCGCCATGGCGCAGGCGCAAAGAGGCGGCGAGTTCGCTTCCACCCCTGCGATTATCGACGGCTTCAACAACACCCGCCCCGGCAAGTTCATGATCGTTGAGGACTACAGCCGAACCGGCACCCCTCACCTGCTCATGACCCCTGGGATCTTCGGGCTTCCCGTTGTCTATCACCCCGAGTGGTTCAAAACCCTCACCGTCGGCTAAAGCCAGAACCTTTGGATACCCCCGGGGCGGAAGGTCGTTCTCCCTGCCCCGGGGGGGTCCAATTTTACCCTGTGAGAGGAGCGGAAAAAGATGCCTTACTGCGTTGATTCTGACGTAAAGAAGCGCGCGGATTTGCTTGCCACTTTTGACGCGCCCGCCCTGGCCCCCGGAATTGCCTGGGCCGATGCGATGATCGATGCGCACCTGGGCGGCCGTTATACCGTGCCCTTCAGTTCCGTTCCCGTGATTATCAAGGAAATTTCAGCGGATCTTGCCGCTTATTACACAATCTTCGAAGCCCATACCGCCGGCGGCGAGAACGCCCCGGTTGAAGCCGCTATTGAGCTCAAAACTCGCGCCATGGACCTGCTGAAGCAATTGCAGGAGGGGACGGCCATGCTCCCCGGTGTTCTGGGCAGCGGCGGGGCGAACCCCACCCCCTCCATTCTTTCCACGAATTCCGGACCGAACCCGGTGCGGGCCTTTGACCTGGTGAACGTGCCCAACATCCTGGAGCCTCCCTTTGCTCCTCGGCAGGGGTGGCCCCGGTGGTAGATCTCGGCTTCAGCATGGACATGGGCCCCTTGGATCGGGTGTTCTCTGAGCTCAAGCGCCGGACGGACAACCTCGAGAAGCCCATGGAGCAATCGGGCCCTGAGGCCATGAAAGGGTTCGCTGACGCCTTTGCCCAGGACGGCCCTGGTTGGGCCCCCAACAGCGGCCGGAACCCGGTCCTGGACAAGACAGGGGCCCTGTTGGCCAGCTACACCCGCCAGGGCGCGCCAGGGAATGTATTTATTGTCACCCGCCAGGGCGCGCAATTCGGATCCTCTTTGCCCTATGCGGCCCTGCACCAACTGGGCGGCGAGACGGTCCTGCCCAACGGTCGGAAGGTCACGGTTCCGGCCCGGCCCGTAGTCAAGCCCGCCACAAATGACTTCCTTTCGAAATTGGGCGCCTTTACCGCTCAGTATTTGGTGGTGCGCGGTGGATATTGATCAGATCTTAGATTCGCTGGTGAGCTACCTGGCAAGCTGCCTAGAGGACTCAGGGAACCCAAACGCAGGGATCATTCCAGGCGTTAAGAGCGTTCTTGCTGGTGACCGAAACCCTCTGGATAAGCAGCAACCGGCGATCACGGTAGTTTGGGCCGGCGAGGACCTTTCGCGCGGATCCTTTGGGCTGGGCTCGGTTCCGACTCAGGTGGATTTTGACATTAACCTTTACCTCGGGAGCCTCCCAAAGGGTGACGTTCCAGACGAGAAGGTTCGCCAGTTGTATTCCTCTGTTGCTGGCACCAGGGGCCTCCGGGCGGCCCTGCTGAGCTATCCGGGCGGCCAGGGCTTCACCCTGGGCTTCGGGGCGGTCCGTCCTCTGCGGAAGTCTGAGAAGCCGGACATTAACTTTTCATCGGGCCTGACTGCTCGCGTAACAGCGCGCGCCCTGGGCTTTAGGTAGAAACCAAGAAAAGGAGAAAAGCAAAATGCCGGCTGGTGTAATTTCAGGCAATAGTAACAACGTCACGATCGGCGGGGCGCAGGTGCTGTTTGATTCCTATGACATCGGGATCACGGAAGGCGATATTAACGTTAACCGTGAGACCCAGGTGAAACAGGGGAAGGACGGTATTCCCCTCCAGATTTATCTTCAGGTCCCGATCGAGGAGACTTGGAAGATCAAGATCCCCATGGTGGAGTCGACCGCGAGTAATATCGCGCGCGCCTCTTCCAACCTGGTGGCAAATACCACCTCCGCTTCCCCGGTGGTGGTTCCGTTCGGCGGAACTCCGGCCACTTCGGCGGCTTTCACCTTCGCTTCGCTGCATAGTGGAAGCGTTGAAGCGATCATTCTGGCGGGCGCGAACGTTTCGGCGATCACCGTTAAGAATGCGGCAGAAAGCACTACTTACGTAGCGAATACCGACTACATGATCGACGCGATCAAGGGGATCATTTATCGCCTACCGGGCGGAGCGATCACCTCTGGCCAGATCGTTCATGTGGCCTACACTTATACCCCCGTTTCTATGGACGAGATCCTTTTGGGCGTGAACCTGCCTTTGGTGAACAAGAAGGTGGAGTTTATTCACAAAAGCCCGGTTTCTGGAGACGTATTCCATTATTGCTACTGGAAATGTCAGGGCACCGGCAACCTGGATTTGAGCTTCAAGAAGCAAGAATTCATGCTGATCACTGCTGACCTGGTGGCCATTCCTGACGCGGTGGCCCACCCGACCTGTCCGACCGGATTCCTTCGCAGAGTTCCAGCGGCTGCGGCCGCTGCTTACCTGGCTGGAATCACGATCGCGGCTTAACCCTTCACAGGGGAGAGGTCGGCCCCGGGTCGGCCTCTCCCTTGTGTCTATCCAAGCGAAGGAGAACGACATGTTGAAACTATACCGACAAGAAACGCCCTGCGAAATTGAGGGCCGGAACTTCGTGCTTCGGGAAATGAACGGCGCTGATCAGGTGGTCTTTTATGACCTCGTGAAAGAGATCGCGACTCACCAGAACACGTGGGAGCTTCACAACAAGGCCGGCACCCAGGCGAGCGAGGAGGCCCGACAGGCAAAGGCTTCGCTGGATTCCGCAAACCATTTGCTTTGGCAAAAAATGCTGAATCCTACGGACGACAAGGGGCCTATTACCCTGGCGTGGGTCAAGGCCAATACAAACGGCCGGTTCGGTGACGAGGTGGTAAGGGCGCAAATGCGCCTGAACGATTTCGATAACCAAATGGGAAAAGCTTTGGCCCGGGCGGCGGCGACGAATCAAGCGGCGGCCGCTCTCTCACATGGGCCGATATTTGCCGCACAATCGGTTCCGTCTACCACCTAGATCCGATCTACGGGGTCTGGGCCGTCTGGAGCCCCAGGCAAATGATCGAGCACTATCCCGATTCGGTCCGGCGGGAACGACGCAACTGGATGATCCTTCAGGGGATCGTTCTTCAGCAGAAGGGCTTTGAGGAGTCTGACTGGGGCTGGCTGGATGAACTCGAGGACCGCAGGTGGGGCGACGGTGCGGAAAGCCCGGATAAACCGAAGCCTAAGACACAAAGAGAAATGCTGGCCGAACTGCGTGAGCAGGGCCTGAAACAGTTGCGAGAGGAGAAGAAAGAGGTTGTCACAGCAGACTGAAGCCCCGGTAGTCCTCAGAGTCTTTGCCGAGAAAAGCGCCTCGGTTAACTCTGTTCTGGACGACACCCGGGCCCAGTATGGCAAACTCGCTTCTTCGATCGAATCGGTCGGCCGATCCGCGACCCTGTTGGCGGGGTCGGCCACGGCTGCCTTGGGCGGTCTCCTTACCCTCTCGGTGCAAGTGGCTGGGCAGTTTGAGCAACTGCAGGCGAAGCTGGAAAGCACCCTTGGGAGTAGTGAGGCCGCCCAAAAGGCTTTTCAGAGCGCCCTGCAGTATGCGGCGACCACCCCTTTTGATGTCCAGTCCATTGTTTCCGCTACGATAACCTTGGAGGCTTTTGGGCAGTCTGCCCAGCGGGTGCTTCCTATCGCGGCCAACCTGGCGGCCGCCTTCGGCGAGAATATCAAAGACATTTCGCTGATCGTTGGCAAGGCGTTCTCGGGCTCTTTGGAGGGCTTCGAGGGCCTGCGCAACCGCCTGGGAATCGGGAACCTTCTCCTGGAGAAATACGGCGCGGAGCTCACCAAAACCGGTTCGATCGCGGTTACCACCTCCGGCCAGTTGCAGAAGGCCCGGGATGCGATCGAAAAGGTCGTTCAGGCGCGGTTCGGCGATGCCACGGCGCGCCAATCCCAGACCCTTTTCGGCGCCCTGTCGAACCTTTCAGATAGCGTTCAGCGCGTGGCGGCCAGTTTTGGCCAGGCCCTGATCCCTGTTGTGACCGGGGCGGCCCGTTTCCTTAGCACGGTGGTTGACGTTTTCGACAAGCTGGATCCGAGCCTGAAGAAATTCCTGGCCGGGGCGGCGGCCGCCGGGGCGATCGGCCTGGGCCTGGTGGCGGCGATCGCAGGCCTTGCCACGGTGGTCGTTTCCGGTGTGGGGAGCCTGGTTTCTTTTGCGGCCGCCCTGGGTGCTGTAGGCACCGCTGGAGCCGCTGCGAGCGCTGGGGTGGCAGGTGTGACCGCTGCGAGTTCCACGGCTACGGCTGCGGCCGCAGGGTTCGCCAGGTTGGGCGCGGCCGCTTCGGGAATCGGCGGGGGCCTCTCCAGCCTGGCGACGGGAGCGGCGGCCGCCCTGGGGCCGATCGGGCTACTGGTGACCCTCCTGGGCGGGGCCGCCTTCGTGGCGATCGAGAGCTGGAAGGGCCAGATCGCGGCTACCGAGGTTGCCCTTCAGGAGCAATCCAGAGGCCTGGCACAGGCCCGCGAGGAGCTGGGCCTCTACAAAGACCTGGTGGAGAAGGTCACGGGCTCACAGCAGGCTTTGGCGGCCGCCGGCGGGGATATTGACCGGATCGGTCAGGCGGTCCGGGAGTCCTTTGCCAAAGTTTCGGACACAGACTTTGCCGAGAAGTTGGCGGCGGCCGGGGTCAATCTGGACGAATTGCGCAAGGCCCAGCAGAAAAACCGGGAGGAGGCGAAGCTTCTCCAGGAGCAGATCTCCTCGCTAACCCTCGTTTACCAGAAGCTTAAGGACGGTTCGATCGGCCTGCTCGCGGGGACTTCTACCGCCGATGTTGAGCAGGTGAAGAAGGCCCTGGGCGGCCTGCCCGTGACCACGGACAACGTTCGCGGCGCCCTGCAGAACCTGATCGTTCGCTTCCGTGACCTGAACGGGGCAAACCTGATCATTGGCCAGACTTCGGAGCGCCTGCAGGGCGTGAACGCGGACCTGGACGGGGCAAGCAAGAACGCCCAAAGCCTTCAGGAATTCCTTCGTTTCGCGACCAAAACCGATGATGTGGGAGCGCTTCAAGGCGCCTTCGGAACCCTCCAGGGCAAGATCGGTGAGGTGGAAGCGGTCCTGACAAAAGCAGGCGTCCCCATCGGCAACATGAACGCCTTGCAGCAAAAGTTTCTGGAAGGGACCGACGAAGAAAAGAGAGCGGTGAAGGACCTTCTAGGCCTGTATGAAGCCCGCGAGAACCTGACGAAAAAGATCTCCGGCCTGGAAGACCAGGCGGTAAAGGACAAGATCCAAGCGGTCCAGACCCAGATCGAGCGCGAGCGCGTCCTTGGTGACGTTTCGCTAGCGGAGGAGAAGCGGCGCCTCTCGGAGCTTCTGGGCGTGGTCAAAGCTAACTCTGACGAGGAATTGAGCCTTCGCAAGAAGATCAAGGAGCTGACCAAGGCCGAGAACAAAGCGGAGCTTGACGCGGCGAAGAACAGCCTGGGCCAGGTGGCTTCTGACGCCAAGGGCCGGCTCGAGGAGCTCCGGGCGACCGGGAACGCCACGGCCGCCGATAACGTGGCGGCGATCGAACAGATCCTGGTGCGCCTGGACGCCTGGGCGAAGGCGAATAAGCGCCTCGTTGATCAAAACCCTGAGCTTCGCAAAGAGCTCTCTCAGACCGTCGCGAGCTTCCAGAAGGACTTGGACAGCGCCCAACTTGCGATCCCAAAGGAACGCCTGGACGAGGCCCTCAAAACCGCGAAAGCTTTCGGCGCCGAAGCGACCACGAACGCAGAGAAGTTTGCCGCGACGGAACAGGCCCTTTCTTTCTTGCGCAACGTGCAGGGCTCGGGGCAGATCTCCACCCTGGAAACAAAAAAGAAGCTTCAGGCCGAGATCGACCAACTGACGGCCGAGGAGGTCAAGCTTCAAAAGGAGATCACCAAGGAGACCGAGGCCCAGGCCCGGGAGACGGCCGCCCTTAAGCGCGAAAACCAGAAGCAAGATCTCGAAGTCCTGAAGGCTGAAGCGGCGCTGGAGGGCCAAAGCACCTTCCGCAAGTTCCAGATCGCGGAGCTGGAGAAGAAGATTCTGGCCGAGAGGGTTCAGGCCGTTCGCGACCAGGAGCAGGCCGAGATCGCTTCGGGCGTGAGTATTGAGCAGGCTGCGGAGCGGCGGGAGCTTCGGATTACCCAGATCAAAAACGAAGAGACCTTGAAGCGCTCCCAGAAGGAAGAGGAGCAGACCAAGAAGGTCGAGGCGGAAGCCAAGAAGCAGCAGGATATTCTGGACGGCTTCCGCGCGAAGCGGGTCGGCGGGAAGAGTAGCCCTCTGATCTCCCAGGAGGAACTTAACGCCTCCCTGAGCTTCCTCCCAAACTTCTCTTTGGATACCCCCCTGGCGCTGCCTAAGCCACCCCGGAACCTCAACAGGGTTCGCGCGCAGGTGGACGAGGACATTAAGCAGGGCGAGCGCCTGAAGGGCCAAGGAGAGGCCCAGAAGGGCAAGGCGGGCGGCGGGCTTCCCGGCCAGGAGACTCCTGGGGGCGGCCAGGGCGCCGGTGCCGGCGGCGGCCCGGCTACTCAGGTAACGAAGCAGTATAACCTGGGCATGCAGGGCTACCCGATCGATAGTCCCGAGGTGCGCAAAGCAATTGAGACCGTAGTCGACTATGTGATCAAAGCCAAGAAATTCAACGAGGGGGCAGGCTAATGCCTTGGATCTTTTCGCAGCAGGTTAGCATCCAGAAGCAGGTAGAGATCCAGTATGGCCACCGGGGATCGACTACCTACGGGAACCGCTACATTTACGATCAAATCAAGCCGCAGGAGCCCGCGAAGTTTCGCGGCGAGCTGATCGATGATACCGAATATCAGACCTTGCTCACGGCGATCCGGATCCCGATGGATCAAGCCGGTAACACCGTGACCCTGGTCGTTCAGGGCGAGAGCTGGCAGGGTAAGATCGTCGGCCTGGAGGCGACCCGGATCATGGGAACGTCTTACTGGGAGGTAGAGGTGACCCTCTTCGAGGCGGTCAAGTTATGACCGATTTTCACCCCAACTTCACCCGCACCCTGAGTCTATCCGGTGGATCCGAGGTGGCCCATGCCACCGTCTCCCGGATTGGGTGCAAGGCGAACCAGGGCTGGAGTTGGTCGGGAGTGGTCAACAGCGCCTCTGGGCCTGACCCCTACCAGGACCTTTTCACGGCATACCAGATCGCATGGACTGATGGCCTGGGGAATAGTCGGACTTCCCCGGATCTCGCTTGGGTTACCCCCCGAGACTACTCAGAGGCCTCGGTGAATTCGGGGCCAGCTATCCAGCAAATGGGCGGCGTAGATCTGACCGGAACTAAGATGCGGACCAACAACCAGAGCTTCTCCTCGTTCCTGGCTTCCAGCACGAGCGCGATCCTGAGCGCCCTGGCCACCCGGGCCGGTATCACCCTGGACGGATACAGCGGCCGGGACGAGTTGGATTTTTACGTGATCGAGGAGGACGTTAAGAATTCGAAGCTTATTGACGCTTTGAGCCGAATCCTCAACGTTGCGGCGGGGGAGTATTATGTCCGGCCAGACAACCGCCTGAGCCTGCGCCTCTGGGAGGATTCGGCGCCAGACCTGGACTTTGATTTTTCCGACTTGAAGCACGTTCCCGATCCGGCCCGGATCTTCACTGGGCTACGCCTCGGGAAGCGCAGTTCGGCCCGGTATGACACAGAACAGGTTTATGATTTTAACTCCTCGGGTTTCGTTACTCAGACGCTTTCGCCAACCCTAAACAGCCCTTTCGCTACGAACGAAAGCGTTTCGGGCGCCGGCAACGTGGCGGCGGTGACCTTTTATAACGCTTCAGATCAGTGGGTGGAACACCAAGACTTTACGCTTGGATCCCGGCCTGCTCCCGGAGGAACTCGCGGGTCTGGGACCTGCACCTATTTGGTGGCAGAAGTGGTTCCTCCAACCATTGGCACCACGATTCGCGCCAGGATTCGCGTGAATGGGACTGCGCCAGGTGCGCTACCTACCGGGGTTTCGCCCGAGTTCATTTACCCGCCCATGGCCACGAGTTTGGGGGCGTGGCCGGCGGAGGGCGATTTTGTCGACCAACTTTTCCCCGGCTACGCCTGGGCGGAAGCGCGCTATCCTTACATAAAAAGCAAGTTGAACGCCCCTGCCGACAAGTTGATCATGACCGGGGCCCTGCAGGCCAACAGCACGATCGACCTGTTTTCCCGCTTCACCTATCGCACTAGAGTTTACAAGGTCGACTCTATCGACTGGGACTTCGACGCCAAACAGACGAAGCTGGAGCTTGTCCGGCTGGTGTCCGAAAGGTAGGTTTACATGGGACTTTTTGACAGCAATCCCCAGGTTTCGATCAACGTGGGCGCCTCGAGTGGCACACATGGCGGCGTGAAGATCAATGGCGAGCTTTGGGAGGGAACCCCCCAGGTGAACGGTTCTCCGCAGGCCTCCGGATACGGGGCTGTGATCACTGCGCAGGTTGGCCGGAAGCAGGTAATTCTGGGTGTGGGCGGGTTATACCCGAACCAAACGGAGGCGTAAGCGAAATGGGCCTCTTCGACTCGTTTCACGCAGAAAAGATTTTCCCGGTGACCATGGCCGGGCCGGATTCTTTCATGCTGGATGGGGAGGAATACCAGGGGAAGCCGCATTGCGCGGGCCGGGAATTTGCGCCCGGGGAGAAGTCTCACATAGTATTCACGGCCAACCAGAACCCCTTTGGCGGCCCGGTTGGCAGGCGTATGCCGGTGATTTTTGCTGGCGCCACACGGCGATCCTGGATGGTCGAGGGCCCTCGTGGGGCCCTTGCCATTGCAGTCTGGATTCAGGCTGAAGGAACTGCCTACCTTGGCCAGTCCGGCCTTTCGCCCGTAAACTTCCCCACGGGTCCAGACGTGATCTTCGATCTGGGCGGCTCTGCGGCCGAGGAAGCCGGGATGGACCGCCTGCTCGGAATCGCGCACCACAACGGGACTTTTTTCATAGCGACCTACGTGCAAAACGCCACGCTCGACGGCTACGAGAAGTTGCGCTTCCGGGCTTACTCGCTGGTTGACGCCGACGTGACCTGGACCGCTGACTTTGACCTGTCACCGGCACTGACGCCAGAGACACAAAAATTCTACCGCGCCAACCTGTTCTTGGACGTGCCCAACAAGGTGATCACGGCCGCGCACGAGCGGATCTGGAGCCTGCAACTGGACGACGACTTCGCGCCGGTTGGTGACGTGGTGCAAACCTCGTTTGATGGCCGCCTGGCCGCTTCCATCGTGGGCGACAAGGGCCTGATTCCCTCGTTTGACTACGCCGCAAAGTGGCGGGTCATAGCGCGTAATTCTTCCACCCTGGAATGGGATGTGACGGAAGACAACCTGGACGTAAACGCCAACCTGGGCGGGCTCAGCGACTTCCCGCTCAACCGGCCCTGGCCCTACTATCCCAGCGACACCTCTTGGAGGTTGCTGCACGATCCGCACACACTCACGCCGCAACTGGCGCTGATTACCCGTCTGGGTGGCCTGAGCAGCAACGCAATTACGATCACGGACGACCTGGTCGAAATCACTTCGTTGCTGGAGGCGGCCGACAGCCAGTTCGAGGGCGAAGGCACCACCGGCGGCCTGCCCTATCCCTACCAGGAGCCGACCTGGGATGATCCGCCTGGCTCTGGCGATTTCCCAAATTTTGACCACGTGGCATGGGCCGGGCGCAGCACCCCCATGGTCGACCCGAATACACCGACCGTCTTCGTTTGCCCGCGCCGCGGCGGTGGCGTTACTCGCTATTTCAGGTGGGTGGATATGGATATTGGCGGAACGGGAGAATGCTTGCCCGGGCTCAGGGCGACATCTA